GCTCGTTTCTTATCTCCATCGCTACCGCGCACAAAAGTCTTGAGCCTGATGAAACCTACGAGGTCGCAATTATCAGTAAAATGAGGACGCGCCTTCTTATGGATGCGAACCGTGGATCTCTGAAACGCATCCATGTCTGGCAGGTCCATAGTCTCAGTATCGGCGTGGCCAATAAAAACCACGTTCATATTTGATTGGTAAGCCAGTGACCCCGCAAATTCTCGCACCATGCGATGCCGTTCTGCGGCAGTTCCGTATCCCGCTCCATACCCGCCACCAGCTTGATTAATGCTTTTGGCTTTAGGGTCAGCGGCTACTATCTCCGATTCGATCAGCGTAGCCAGCTGAGTTATCGAATCTATAACGAGAGTCTTAAAGTCGTGCTTCTCAGTTCCTAGAGCCTCTATGGCGTCCAGAACATCTTGGCTTGAAGTTGCCAGCGGAAATAAGCTGACGTTTTCGTTACCAGCCAAAGAGGCTGTTCCGTCTTCAGTTCTTATGAATACAGGATTAGGGAACATGGCAGCCAGAGTTGTTTTCCCCATTCCGCCCTCTCCAAATAAGGTGCAGATTATGGGTCTCTGCCCTTCTGGCTTCGACAGTGATTTTAAATTTATAGACATCTGTATTCCCTATTCTCCCATTTATCTTTGAATATGAGTGCGAACACTTCATCCAAAATTTCATCAATATTACGCATTATATAAACTCCAAATCTGGGTGGTCGCGCCACCATTTCAATTTACGTTCCAGACGTATTTGGTCTGGGCTTTGCTTAGTGCCGTTCATAAAGGTGACACCGTTAAACGCCTTAATAAGCATCTCAAGTTCGACATCATTAAGGGTCATAATAATGCCTCCACTTTAACGCCAATTTTACCCGGCTTAGTTTCAAAAGCCTTGGCAATCTTTGCCCACATCCGATGCTCTTTTTCAGCAAGGTAACGGCAACCAACTGAGTCAACTGTCAGTGCCATCTTAACTGGGTGCATACTCTCAGGGATTTTGTCTTTTACCTTGTCCCAGATAATCGAATCAATCTTACGCGACACAGGCTGTGTCAGTGTAACTTTGTGATTTTCTAATTTGTGGGAAACTGAGCCTTCACCCTTGGCATCTAGTGCCTCTGTGATTTGCTCTTCTACCGCGTGGCGCTGTGCGGTAATCTTTTTTTCTTGCGCCTTTAGCTCCAGCCATTCGGAGGCTAACCCGTCAATATTGCTCATCGCAATCTCCTATATTTCTTTTTCACTCATTTTCTACAATTTGAGGTTTACAGAAACTTTTGCACTCTGTAAAGATATATTTACACATTTTAAAAAAAAAGGACTCAAAATGCAGGAATTACTACCAATAGACGATATCCGCGCAGCGTTGCAGGACCGTCGACTAACAGTGGTCGCAGAGAAGTGTGGCCTCTCACATCCAACAGTAAAAGGAATCGCTACTGGCAATGAGCAGATCAGCTTAACCACTTGGAAAAAACTTAGCGAATATTTAAGCGAGGCCAAATGAGCTTCCCAATTGAAGACTACTGTTCGAAGTTAGGATGGTTCTTGGTTACGATACCCGCAGGCTCAAAAGGTCCGCAAAGATTTGGGTGGCAGCAACCAGAAAAAGCACTCTCTGATCCCGATGCAGCGCGTCTATATTACGAGAAAAATCCAACACATAATGTCGGATTATTACATGGCGCATCTGGAACTTGCGCGGTGGACATAGACCATGTCGAAAATACCAAACTAATATTTGAAGAACTGGGTATTAATTTCAGCGATCTAATGTCATCAGCGCCACAAATTATTGGACGCGAAAATCGTGGTAAGCTGATCTTTAAAGCGCCACCTGATTTAATTACGCACAAGATATCGTGGCCTACAGAAGAAGATGCTCGTCGAACTGAAGTTGTTTTTGAACTCCGCGCGGGTTCGGTTCAAGATGTTCTGCCGCCATCTATCCATCCAGACACTGGCCGTCCCTACGAGTGGGCAGGCAGATCAATCTTCGATGGCTTGCCAGAGCTACCGCCACAGCTATTAACCCTGTGGAACGAGTGGGACACCTTCAGACCTCAGATGGCAAGCATGTGTCCTTGGATAAAAAAGGAAGAATTTCAGCCGACCCGCAAGCCACGGCCAAAAGGTGACAGCACCTCAGTCATCGATGCCTTTAATGAAACGCACGATATGCACAGCCTGCTGGTTCAATATGGATACAAGCCAACGTCCCGAAACAGATACCTGTCTCCAAATAGCACGTCAGGTTTAGCTGGCGTAAAACTGTTTGATGATGGCAGGGCATACTCGCACCACGCATCTGACCCGTTTGATTCAGCCCACACCTTTGATGCCTTCGAGCTGTGGATGCAGTTTGAGCATATGGGCAACGTACAAAAAGCAGTCAAAGACGCAGCCCAGATGCTAAACGTCACCCAAGACCCAAACCACGAATATGATCGTGAGGCCATCGAACACGGCGCAAAGGTTGCCGCCAGTATATTATCCAAGCCACGGCAGGCAGACCTTCCACTTAGCACAGTGCCAGAGCATCTACTGTCGGTCCCCGGTGTTCTTCAAGATTGTGTCAATCACTACACAGTCACAGCTATCAAGCCGCAACCCCAGTTCGCTGTTCAATGCGCCCTCGCATTTGGATCGGTAGCAATGGGACGCCGCTGGGTTACAGACCAACGCAACTTCACTAGCTTATACTTTTTAAACATAGGTGAGACTGGATCGGGCAAGGAGCATACAAAGACAGTTCTGGAAGAGTTGCTAGAAGAGGCTGGTCTTGAGGAGCTTATTGGACCCGCAGGATACACCTCCAGCGCAGGCGTTTTATCAGCCCTAACAAATAAACCCACGCACGTTAGCGTAATTGATGAGCTTGGCCGTCAGCTAAAAGCCGCAGCAGCAAAAGGAAATCAGCATAAGCAAGATTCCATCACTAGTATCATGGAAGTCTTTGGACGTACCGATGGCACACTTCGCCAAGCTGGATACGCTACCAACACAATGAAGTCATCCGAAGCAGCCAAGCTGGAGAGCGTTGTAAAGCGTCCTTCCCTGACACTTGTAGGCATGTCGACGCCTAGCGAATTTATGCAGGCTATCGGTGGTGGCGATGTGGCAAGCGGATTGCTCAACCGTTTTATAATCGTAAAATCAGAAATCGGCGTCCAGATGTCACAAAAGAAAAGAAGGTCAGCAATTAGTGTTCGACTATCTAACTGGGCAAAAGAACACGCATCCGCACAGATAGGCGACCTAGACGCTGGGAATATCCACGACATGCCTCCACATCCGATAGAGGTGCCGTTTACCAGAGAGGCCGAAGACATACTGCGCCAGTACGAGGAGCGGTTGGTAGCGGCGATCAAAAAAGAAACAGGCACAGGATTAGAGGCCATGTACAATCGTAGCCGCGAAGTGGCTATGCGCTTGAGCCTAATAGTTGCAAGGTCTTTAGGGCAGGACGAAATATCTAGGGATGCAATGGAATGGAGCATAGATTACGTTAATCACTACGCCAAGCAAACCATCGAAATGTTTAGAAGCAATATGGCAGAGGGTCCATTTGAGGCGACCTGCAAAGCTGTTTATGTAAAGATAGAGAAGTCAGGTCTGGCTGGATTAACAGAACGAGACTTGTCCCGCAGCGTATCGGCATTTGCAAATTTAGACAGGCGCAAACGTGCTGATGTATTAGACGCATTACAAAACGACAGGGGCATAGAGTGCCGCGATCAAAACCAAGGTGCTAGAGGCCGACCACGGTTTGCATACTTTGCACCACCAATTAACTAGGGAGAACACCAATGAATAAATATACACGCAGCGAGATACTAGATACCGCGAAACAATATGTAACAAAAGACAGAGCCAATGATCACGGAGATATGGAATCAAATCTGACTACCATAGCAGAATATTGGAGTTTGCATTTGGAAACCAATGTTATGCCCTCTGATGTAGCGGTCATGATGACGCTTCTTAAAATGGCTCGTATAAAATTAAACCCTAAACATTCGGATAATTGGGTGGATGGATGTGGCTACCTCAGTCTGGGTGGTGAGCTTGGTGCACAAAAACCAAAGGGGAAACCAATTCCACCATATGAGGGGGGCAACACATGAGGTCATTACAATTGCCGCAAGTCAGCCTAAAGTCATCACTCAACCCCAACCTAAAGATGGCGCTGACCCAGTCAAACAATAATAGGATAAAGAAAAAAGTCTCCCTGCCAATCACACCTTGGGAGAAAGACTTCTACGAGAAGCCAAAAAGAAAGTTAAATTTATGGTAAAGCATTTAGTAAAGTGGACACTTTTATTCCTCTACATTTTAATGGGTGTAACTATAGCGGCGCAGTTCTTTTGATAGCCGCAGCCGCATGTCTATCTCTGGCCCTCTATCATGAGGCCAGAGGTGAACCGCTTCAAGGGCAGTTAATGGCCGCTAGAGTTATTGTGAACCGTATGAAGTCACCCCGCTGGCCATCGTCTATGTGCGGCGTCATCACCCAAGACCGACAGTTTTCGTTCTATCGCAAGAACAACACGCCGAAACCACGGGACGAAGTGGCTTGGGCAAAGGCACAGAAGTTAGCCACCGATATAATAAACGATCCAGATATTCTGCCTTACAGCACTGCTGATCATTACCATGCCGTGAATGTCCAACCAGTTTGGCGCAAGGGACTTCACAGGGTGGTACGAATAGGTCGCCATGTCTTCTGGTCTTACGACCACCCAACAGCCGTGAAGACTAGCTTTAGGCCACAGACACGCCCCAGAAACCTGCTAGACCCCACCTGAGTAGTATGATTTAAGTTCCTAGTGGGTGGTGAATTTCAACAGTCTATGACCACGGGGTTTGGTTTGTTTTGGTTCGCGCGGCTACCAAATGCGCTACATTCGATATCGCTTCCACCCACACGAAACCCTGCCCGTAAAACGGTGGGGTTTTTCTTTTTAAAAAAAAATTAAAAAAAAAGGGAATCTTTTGGGGGGTTCATCCGTCTACATAGTATGCAGCTTAGAAAGGGCATATAAAAATGGTAAACCCAATTGTAGAGACTATTTGCGAAACAGCTAACATCAAGGTTGAAGTATGGGACGTAAACGGCACCAGCCACTGGAAGTTAACAAATCCCAGCACAGGGCATGAGAAGGTAATTGTGGGGGCATACGAGTTTGCTGACCTCCTACTAGGCACAACCTACGGTGTGCCGACACACGGCGCTAAATAGCGGCAGACACCGACCCTCACAGAGAAATCTGTGGGGGTTTTTATTTATGGCAGTCTTTATGGCAGTATTTATGGCATGCCCAAAAACGGCATTTTATGTAACAATCCCAGGAGGTTAGCTATATTTGGCATATTTGGCATTACGGCTGTAGTAATTAGGTATTTTCACACCCTGATATCCACCCCCTATATTGGGGGTAGAGAGGGGGGTATGACGTAATGACATATATATAATAATAATAATAATAATATATATATATACTATATAAACAAAGGTTATCAGGTAGGTTGATTTATGGCAGATTGTATACCTGCCATATATGTGCCGTTAATGCCATTAATCCTTTCAGCTATTTATATTTGCAAGGCCGTGGTATTAAATCGTCAACACCCGTTAATAGCTTTCTATTTTAGGGACAGGATCAGAAAGGATTACAGCATGGCCAAGGTCTATATCGTAACTCGACCAACAGAAAATAAATTCGGATGGACGCCAGATTTATCGGATGCCGCCAGATACGGAACATTGTGTGTTTTGTACGAGCCTGATGAACGACCACAGTTTCATCCAAACAAAGCCATAAAAATTGCACGGGAAATTATGCAGGACTTTAGCCCAGAAGATTTCCTACTGTGGCCCGGTGGCAGTGATCCCATAGGTGTGATGATTGCATGCATGGTTGCTAGTGAATTTAGCTCAGAGGTTAATGTACTGCGATGGGAGCGCAATTTTAATAACGGCGAGAGAGATCGGAGCAAGGGATTCTACATGCCAGTTAAATTAGACCTATCGTAATTTTATTTCTTTACTCCCTATGCTACATACTATATCTTGTATCTATAGAGAGAATCAGAAGGAATTTTAAAATGACATATTACGGATACGAAATTCACGATGAGCGCGAAGTTGGCGGTAAATACGAAGTTTCAATTAGCGGATGGATTTACGAATTTAACACGCCGCAAGAAGCTAAAATCTTTATTAAAGAAAACAAGTAACCAGCAGGGGGCTTCGGCCCCCAGCCATTTAGAAAGGGAATATCGAATGACACGATACGAAGTTAAAACCCCGCACAAAACTTTCGCTGGCTGCGAAGGCACAATCGAAGAAGCCAAGGCTTACATCGCTGCAATCAAAAAAGCTGGTGTCGAAGTACTGGAAGTCAACTACTTCGATAACGAAGAGCGCGTAGCAAACATTCGCGCTGGCAAATTTTAATTAAAAAAAATGGGAATGTTTTCGACGGTTCATACGTCTACCTAATATAAACTTAGAAAGGGACTACCAAATGGAAAACTATAAAATGCCAACCAATAATCTTGAAGCATTTACGCTGGCACTTCGCATGGCCGTAGAAGCGCCAAACGATGAGCTGTCAAATAAAGCAACCGTAATGGCCGAAATGCTGGCAACCCGCCTGACCACTGAACAGGTCAATAAAGTTAAGGCAACTCTCGAAGCAGAGGCAGCTTAACATCTTGGGATTAAAGGATAATAAAATTATTATGTGAGTTTACTCTCTATGCTACATACCATATGATGTATCTATAAAGAGAATCAGAAAGGAATACGAAATGAAAACCGCATATATGAGTGAATGGGAAATCCAACAGATGGCAGAGGCAGCTTTGATTTCTTTTGAGGGATCATCATCTTGGAGCAGAGCATTCGATGCCACCGTTGAGTTTGCAGCTGATGAATGGGAAATCAAAGCTACCAAAGCTCAAGCTGCTACTGCCGTAGCTATCGCCAAGACAGGCTGGCAGGGAATTAAACAAAGCGTCCAGAAAATTATTTATCGTGAGGCAGTGTAATGACCCGCAACCAAATCATAAAAAAAATCGGCAACCCTCACCTGAACTTATACACTGGTGAAGGTTACTTCTATTTTATTTACGATACTGGAAATATCAAAGACTATGCTGACCACAGTGTCTATTCTTACCGACTAAATCATATGTCTCTAGACCAGTGGGTTGATGAGGGTAATGGTTTTCTAAAGGAGGTGGGAGCATGACCCGCAACCAACTATCCCGCCAGCTATCATACTGCTTTAGACGTATGGAGTGGGCTGAAACACAAGACTCCCAAGATTACTGGTGGAGAAAAATACAAGACCTTGGCGCAGTAGGTGTGCCAAGTTTAACTCTTAGAAAGGCAGAAGCATGAAAATCAAAGGTGCAATTACTGTTCTTAAAAAACGGTGTGAATTTTTTGGAATGACAATCGATGAACTTATTAAGTTTGTTGAGGTGTCTCCTTTAGCTCAAGACAATAAAACTACTGAGGCTGTAAAGGTTTACAAAATACATCTGGCTTCAGAAAGAAAGGCAGCATGATGGAAGATGTTTTTTATTGTGATTACTGCGGTGATAAACATGTTCACGGCGCAAGTGGAGTTGAAGGTGTTCCGTTAGTAGAAAACGTTCAAGGCGACTTAGTTTGTGAAGGTTGTATTGGAATTAACAATCCCCCCAAAGAAAAGGCATCAGCATGACCCTAGCCGTATCACACTGCCCCGACTGCAAAAAAAGATTAAAAACCACAAACTCAAGAGAGCATACGAATTATGGCTTCCTCACAATTAGAAGAAGAAGAACATGCGGATTCTGTAATTTTAGAATATCAACAGTCGAGCTGCCACTGGAGTTAGGTAACTCAATATTTGAAGAGGATAAAACATGATAATTAAATCATGGAAGTTTAAAGGCTTCGATCAAGATATGCCCGACTGGGTGCAGGAGAACTCAGGCAAAAGACTGGGTAATCAAAACCTGTTCGTCTACACACAAGAGGGCGAACTGCCCTGCCAGTTAGGCGAGTGGGTCGCAATCAATCTAAGAGGCCACCTCACAATCCATCCAGATAAACCACACGCATCAGTGCTAATGGTGGGCAAAGAAATAGCTGGAGCCATAGCCTTCGCTGTCTTAGTCTTCGCATTTGTTGTAATAATGCTGGCCATGTGATAGCCCAAAGATACTGCTCGATTAGGTCATGCCTGTGACCTCATCATTAACTAGACCCACCCGGCTAGGTTTCGCACTGCAACGGTGGGTCTTTCTTTTTTTAAAGAACAGCACTACATTGTAAAAATAATCACAGCTAACCACTGAAAAGAAAGGTCCAACCGAATGGCACAAGCCAAAACGTCAGTCACACAAAGCTGGCCAGCAACTCAAGTGCAGTTGACAAACACCAACACATTAATCCCATACGCCAGAAATAGCCGCACACATAGCGATGAACAGGTTTCTGAGATTGCCGCTAGTATTAAAGAATGGGGCTTCACAACGCCCGTTCTTATAGACGAAGAAAGCACCCTGATAGCTGGACACGGTAGATTACTCGCAGCGCAAAAGCTGGGGCTGGAACAAATACCAGTGATGACAGCTAAAGGATGGACGGACGCCCAGAAGAAAGCATACGTCATAGCCGATAACAAGCTGGCCCTAAACGCAGGCTGGGACGATGAAATGCTAAAGGTGGAGCTAGGAGAACTGCAAGACCTAGACTTCGACCTATCCCTGACAGGCTTCGGCTTAGACGAAATAGCTAACCTGTTTCCAGAGCCTGATGAAGAAGGCTTGACCGATGAAGACGCCGTGCCAGAAGTTCCGCAGATACCAGTAACCGTCGAAGGCGACGTCTGGGTTATGGGCAAGCACAGGCTTATGTGTGGCGACAGTACGCTGATCGACTCCGTTGATAAATTAATGGACGGTGTAAAGGCAGATATGATTTTTACCGACCCGCCTTATGGAATGAGTTTTTGCAGTGGCAGATCAAGTGAAAAAGGTTCGATAGTAAAAGGCTGGGATGTAATAAAGGGAGATAAAAAAAGAGACTCTGAATTAATTGATATGATCAAAGACGCTATGCTTTTAGCAAAACAAAACACAAAAGATGATGCTGGAATTTATGTGTGCTTTACGTGGAGAACCTATTCAGAGTTCGAGCAGGCTTTAAAAGAATGTGATATTGAAATTAATAACTGCATTGTCTGGGATAAAAAAAGCATTGGTATTGGAAATTCACATTATAGATTTCAGCATGAGTTTATTTTTTACACAAAAGGAAAATGGTGTGGAGACAAAGCTCAATCAGATGTCTGGTCAATGAGTAGAGGCGCAACTTCTAAATATGTTCACCCCACACAAAAACCTGTGGAATTAATCAGTATAGCTTTAGAAAATTCCAGCAAAAGAGAAGATGTAGTTTTAGATGCTTTCGGTGGTTCTGGAAGTTCGCTTATGGCTTGTGAGAAAATAAATCGACATGCCAGACTAATGGAACTCGACCCTAAATACTGCGACGTGATCATCAAGCGCTGGCAGGAATTTACAGGCAAAAAAGCAACGCTTGAAGATACCGACCAGACCTTCGAGGAGCTGAATAATGAACGCCTCGAAGGAAGTTCATCATAATTCAGAATTTATGCTATAAATACATTAAGCAAGAAAACGGTGATTTAAATGCCAAAAGATAAAGTCGAAAGCACAGCAGTAGCAAAGCGCGGCCCTAAAGGTGCGTCTAAACCCCTTACAGATAAAGACTTTCAGAAGCTACTAAACATGGTCAGAATACAATGCACTATGGAAGAATGCTGTAGCGTTTTAGAGATGTCAGACACCACCCTAAACAGACGTTTAAAAGAGATGGACTACAATAATTTTGAAGACCTCTATAAAAGGCACAACGATGAAGGCAGGATGTCTCTGCGGCGTATGCAATGGCAGGCAGCAGAAAAGGGAAACTCTACGATGCTTGTTTGGCTGGGTAAACAATACCTTAACCAAAAAGATAAATCAGAAGTGCATGCAAACATTGAACAGCAACACGTTATAGATTTAACGAGGATACCCGATGACCAACTCGACGCAATTGAGAAAGCATTTAACAGGATTGAAGATAGAACAGGTGAGAGCGGAGAAGTATAAACGCAGCCTTAGTGAGTTTCAGAAAGCAGCGTGGAGTACAATTGAACCGGGGGTGGAATACCAAAGCAACTGGCATCTGGATTGTATCAGCGAACACCTCCAAGCAGTAGTTGAAGGCGATATCCGTCACCTGATAATTAACGTGCCTCCCCGACACTCCAAGTCAATCAGCGTGGCCGTTGCCTTGCCAGCTTGGACTTGGACGCGACAGCCAAGTAAAAAGTTTCTGTACGCATCGTATGCAAGCTCCCTTTCAATTCGAGACGGCACCAAGTGTCGGCGCTTGATCGACAGCCCTTGGTATCAAAATCACTTTGGTGACAAGTTCCAGCTAACCGATGATCAGAACCAGAAACAGCGGTTTGAAAATGATAAGTCAGGTTATCGTATTTCGACATCTGTAGGAGGGGCACTCACTGGGGATGGTGGCGACGTGATATGCATAGACGATCCTCATAATGTTACAGATACTGATAGCTCTAAAGTTAGGGAGGGCGTCCTAGAGTGGTGGGACCAAGCGATGCAAACGCGCCTTAATGACCCTCGCACATCGAGCTTTATTCTGATCATGCAGCGAGTCCACAATGATGACCTAACGGGACATTTGTTGCAAGATATGGGCGATGAGTGGTCGCATCTTTGTCTACCCGCAAGGTACGAGATCGGACACCCTACTCCCTCGCGCTCCCCTCTTGGCTTTACCGACCCGCGCACCAAAGAGGGTGAGTTATTGTGGCCCGACAGGTTCGGAGAGAAAGAGCTATCGACCCTAGAGCGCAGCCTTGGTTCCTACGCAGCCGCTGGGCAGCTACAGCAACGTCCTAGCCCCAAAGGTGGCGGTATCCTAAAGGCAAGCTGGTGGGTTCCTTGGGACGGTGATCTTCCAGAAATTGATTATGTGCTGCAATCATGGGACACCGCGTTCGAGGGTAAGGAAAGTTCTAGCTTTAGCGCGCGAACTACTTGGGGTGTGTTTCGCCATAAAGGAGCAATGTGCGCCATGCTGTTAGAAGCGTACTGGGGCAAGCCGTCATATCCAGAGCTGCGAAAACTAGCGCAGGAGGCTTATGAGGAGTGGGAGGCAGACACTGTTCTCATAGAAAAAAAGGCAAGCGGACAAAGCCTTTTGCAAGACTTGCGGATGGCTGGCGTTCCAGTATTGGCATATTCGCCAGATCGTGATAAGGTTGCAAGAGCGCATGCCAGCTCCGCTCTTTTAGAAGACGGAAGAATATACTACCCCTCTGATAAGCGCTGGGCGAAAGATTTAATAGATATTGTGGCTGCTTTTCCAGCGCACCCAAACGATGATATAGTGGACACATGCACCCAAGCGTGGTTAAGATTACGAAAAGGTTGGTTCCTAGAACATAGCACCGATCCAGAAGAAGACGAAATAAACGAACCCAAGAGGATGACGATGTATGGCTGATCCAAAAATTATCCCATTCGCTGAAGGCTTACCAGACGACAGCTTAATGGTTGAGGAGCTTCCTGACGGCGATGTTCTGGTTGGTGACCCAGAGCTAGACATGATGGACGAAGTTGATTCAGCACAATTCGATATTAACCTTGCAGAGACAATCGACGAGAAAGAGCTATCCCGAAAAGCGCGTGAGCTGGTCAGCTTTTACGAGAATGACCGCGAAGCTAGGTCGGAGTGGCTTGAGCGTTATCAGGATGGGCTAAGAACATTAGACCCAGACGGAGGCATGGACGAAGGCGAATCCGAACGTGCCACACGCGGATTGTCTGTTGTTGTACACCCGCTGATTGCGGAAGCTGCCACACAGTTTAACGCCAAGGCAATCGCAGAGCTTTACCCGTCAGGTGGCCCAATCAAGACTGTAATCATTGGCTCTCCAGACGAAAAAATAGAAGAGCAGGGTCGCCGCGTTCGTGAGTTTATGAACTACCAAATCACGCAGGAAATGCCTGAGTATTTCCCTGACCTCGACCAGATGCTGTTTCACCTACCGCTGATCGGCCACACGTTTAAGAAAGTCTGGTGGGACGCTAACCTAGACCGCCAGTGCAGCCAGTTCGTAAAGGCTGAAGATTTCGTCGTGGCCCCTGAGAGCAAAGATTTATACACCAGCCCACGCTACACCCACGTCATCCGCATGCCGAAGAATGACTTCAACCGCTACGTCAAGAACGGATACTACCTGCCG